CAAACTGCCACATATCATAAAAGGTGTTGCTTTTGCCTTTGGGTGTCCCAATTATCAGTGCATCACCACGACGGTCTGCCAGCATTGGGCGAACAATCTCTCCCCAAAGTTCTTCAAGTTTGCATTCAGCGCCTTCGTCTATAACACAATAGTCCAGCGCAGCACCTCTTAATTTTTGTGGATCATCTGCGCCTTTGAGACTGATGGTGCTGCCGTTGATCAACTGTATTGATAATTCTGATTCATTGATCTTCTTTGCCCAGCGTAGGTCCTGCAATCTATTGCGCAAGGGTTTCCACATAATCATCTTTGCTGCACGATAACTTGTGGTAATATAAAAAATGTCTTTGTTGGGTTCTCTAGCCCTATAACAAATTTCTCTTAAACTTAAAAATGTTTTACCAAATCGTCTGCCTGCACATACAACTTTGAATCTTGAGTTGGTGTTTGCTATGTTGTTTTGTGGATCACTTAGTTTCACTTAATCTCCTTTGAATAAACTCCACATAATCTGGATCTATTTCTGTGCCAATGCCAGTTAGTCCCATCTCTTTTGCAACAACTAAACTAGTGCCTGTGCCAGCAAAAGGATCGTACAGTGTATCACCTGGTTGTGCTCCAGCAACATTCAAACAGTGTCTAACCAAATCTCTTGGAAATATTGCAGGATGTGATCGCTCACCTTTGAGTTGTGCTGCGTCTTGTCCCATATAGCCTGTGGTTTCATATGGTATGTGCCAACAGGTAGTAGTGGGTCTGTGTGTTCTACCTGTGCGTTTGAAGTTGTCTGCTGCATATTCAGGTCTGTAAGGCACACTGCTCTGATCAAGTGATATTGGCGTTTTACCTTTGTGTGTAAAGTGCCAAACAGTTTCGTGTCCGTGTGGTAGCACATATTGAGCACGGATGTTTACAGTGCTTCTACCGTATATGTGTCCTTTGAATTCTACAGCCTTTGCCCATACAATATTGTTTTGAACAACCCAAGGCACAGTTTGTGCAACTTCATATGCTAAAAAAGGATCTTTGCTGTTGCCTGCAATGTTCACAAACAGATGTCCTGTGGGCTTGAGTATGCGACAACATTCATCAAACACTACTCGCATCCACAACAGATAATCTGCTCTGCGATCTTGATAACTGTTGTATTTGATGCCTCTGTTGTAAGGTGGTGATGTTATAATCACATCAACACTTGCATCAGGTTGTGAGCGCATCCATTCAATGCAGTCTTGGTTGTGTATCACTGTCTGGTTATCGCCTTTAGTTGTAGTTCTGTACTCAGCAATCTTGCATTCATGCTTTTTATACGATTTTCTTGCAGTTGTATGTGATGTATCAACTGCTCTATGGTGTTGCCTTGATCTCTGATTTCTCTAGTAAGTTCATTCTGCAGATTGGTAAGTTCCATTAGGTGTTGATATGGGTCAAAGTCTGGGATCATAGTTTGCCGTTTACTTTCATATTAAAATGCTCTCGTCTGGTGCAAACAGTCACATTGTGCAATGCCCACTCACCGTCGTAGTCATATCTTGTAAGGCACAGGTCATCAACCGCTCTTCCTCTACAGCACCAAAGATCGTCTTCCCACAACCAGCACCAATCTTCAAAGCTGAGTTCATAACTTTCACCTCTAAACTTGGCCTGTGCTTTGTGTCTCTGCCAAGCATAGTATTTGTCTCTCAACACGTCATCACTGCCAAACTTTCTATTACAGTCTTTCCAACGGTGCTTGCCAGTGTGTGCGTATTTCAATGGAACAGTGCCTCATATGTGTTGGGCTTTAATTTGCCAATGCTGCTATCCTCATTGGGTAAATCAATACCCAATGTGTCACACAGTGCTTCTCTGAGATTCAACATTGTGCGAAATGTCCGTGTGCGTATGGTTTTGGCATACTTGCGATCATCAGCGTGTGTAATAGCACTGGGCAAGGATTTGTGTACTTTTGGTGTTGGATACAGTATGTTGTCAGCATAACTGTCATATTGCGTCAAGTGATTCAACAGCATATCAATGTCTTGTTCTACAAAAGGTCTCACACGGATATCGCTGCATTCAATCATTGCTTTGGCACCTGTTAGCACCAGTTCCCAACGATGGTTATCATATGTGTGCCAGTTTTTTATCATAGTGCTACTTGGTGCTATCTTACCGTTGAGATTTATATAATTGTTCATTTCGCTTAGGCTATCACTGACTGCGTTTGCCACTTGTTGTACTAAAGTTGCCATACCTTACTCCTTTGGTGTTGCTGTTATTTCCCCTGCATCTATCACTGTGCTGTCATCACCAGTGATGGATTCTTGCTGTTTAATATCGTGTAGTTCTGATTCTCCAAATGGTCCAATCAAGTTGCCTGGACGACCTCTCCAATAGTGGTTTCCATCAAACCATAAATCATTGCCCAGTGGGTTGTTGTGTACTCTCTTCATCTGTGTTATCCTCTGTAATTTGTATATCAGTGTCTGCTTCATTCCAAGGTAGAACTGTGTTTTCACTGCTGCCAGTTTCGCTCATGCCCAGCACTGCTTTGGCTAGGAATATCTGTACTGCTGCATTATGGTTGGTGCAAGCATTGTGCATCATTGCCCTGCGTAATTTAATCTTTGTCATCTCTCTGCCTTTTTGCAGTTCTGCGACAAAATTACGGGCAATGGTGTTTTCATTTACATTGTAGAATCTACCAATCTCTTTGTTGGTCAATCCTAATACTGCGAGATCATATACTTGTTCTGGTGGAACAACAGTCTTGTCCCATCCACATTGAATACCTTCAATCTCGCCTGTGACGATTTGTTTGGGCTTTGGACCTGGCTTGTTTGGTAATGTCATCTTTAAACCCCGTGAAATATTCGTGCTAGGTTATAACCAAAAACCATTGCGTTGATTATTGCTAGAACTATTGTTATTGTTACTAATCTATCTAAACTATTCTTCATATTGTATTTATGAGATTCTAATAAAAAGGTGTTAAAAAAGGGCCAGTTTTACTGCTTTAGCCCAGGCAGGTTCTTTTATTTGTATTTTTCTACACGCATCCATTCAGGTAGTTCTTCATATGCGAACTTTTGACCATTACGCCATTTGAAGTTGCTATCAGGAACATCTGCATGATGCCAATTACTATCACTGCCATTATTGGTTATATCTATCCAACCTACGTTATCTTGTTGAGATAGTCTTAGGGCAGATGCCAATGCCCGTCTTAAGTCCCTAATGTCAGCATCCTTAGGTACATCGTTGTCTTGTCTGCTAATTCCATAAGATACTCTATACATTACGCTGTCTCCTCTACCATAGTATATGTTTTAATAGGTGTTCCTTCATAATCAAACAATCCAATGCTATATTCACTATCACCATCGTGTATTTCATCTATATCCCAATCATCCACGACAATGTCTGCACTGTCTAACAAATCACTGATAGCATATATTACACCTAAATAATCACCAGTGCCATTTTCATTTGCGTGTATAGCTTTGCTGACTGTTGGATGATTCAAGTAAATAGTTCCAATACCGTGTGCCTTACACGTCACAAATAAATCTTCGTTCATCACGCTGCCTCCTCTTCAAAGATCTCATCTGGGCCCATACCGTCATCGTGCCCGTCTTCTATGTCATATACACAGCAAAAATCTTCGCATTGGTAGTTCTCACGCACATACTCAATCATCTCTTCGTATGTGCCTTCAAAATGTTCGCCGTGGTTAATACAAAATGTTCTCATCACGCTGTCTCCTCTAAACGGATGTTGAATAGTTTGGTTGCTTTGCGGGGGGTAAGTTTGCCCTGTGATACTTGGGCAATGAGCATAGTACGGTATGCTTGGGTTGATAGTGTCATGTGTTTTACTCCTTGTTGATTTTTTCAAGTTTACCAATTAAGATTGGTAAAGGAGTATTTTTAATCATCAGTTCTGCGGCGTATGCAGAGCAGTTTAGTGTTTTCATAACTTGTTGCTTGAGTGTCATTGTATTTGCCTTTGTGTTGTTGCCTAATGCGTTATTGCATACTAGTAATATACAGCAATCAAGGGGTGCTGTCAACCTGTTTTTTTATTAAAACCTACCTGCTTTGGTAGTGCGAGCAAACTGGTTCAAGTATTTGAACTTTGGATTTTTGTTGCCCAACATACTGATATAATAACGCATTAGACCTTTAGCTTCTTTTTTGCTGATGACTTTCAACTTAAAGATTTTGTCAATGGTGTTGATAACACGCTCGCTTAAAGCGTGGGCTCGTTCAAAACTTTCAACCTTGTCATCGCAAATGAAGTTGAAGTATTCAAAGACCAATCGTTCGCTTGGATCGTTGATATACTCAAATATGTCATCCATAACACTATCAACTGCCATCAACAGTTTGTCTTTGGTATTTTTGCTTTTAAACAATCCGCAGTCAAAAGCATAACATTCATGGCTGCCCCAAGATTGGCTTGCACTATATTGAGTGGCGTAATCCCAAAAATGAACCATCTCGTGCGTGAGCGTATCGTCCATCAACAATACATCTGCATTATTGATTACAATAATGGCGTGTAGAGTATTGGTGACTTTATCAATAAGGGCACTGGCCTGACCACCTAGATCTTTACGGGTCTTATGATACATAATATCCAGTTTGATATCTGGATACTTTATGGTTGATGTTGCCAAAAAATAATTAGAAACTGAACTAAAGACTTCCTTAACAACTTCTTGATCCATACGAGGATCAACTCGTATGGCGATGTTGCTGTTTGGAAAAACCGCTTCAGTGCTAAACCAACTCATTTTGTTGAGTTTGTCAGAATGATCAGGAATGTCGCCTCTGTTGACGGCGTTAAAATAAACCATTGATTGTGTCATAGTGTGTGCCTTTGTGTTTGCCTATACAACAGTTATAGCATTAGTACAACCAGAAGTCAAGAAAATGTGATCCAATGAAATCAATGGGTTAGCATTTTTCAGAAAAAAACTTTTTTGCGGTGGAGGGCGGCCTGGTTCATATCTCCTATATCTGCGAAGCAGGTTCTCTTGGCAAGGACCTCATGTCCTGCGTTCTCTTGGAGACGAAAGTCTCTTGTACTACTTCTTCCAAGAGGGAAGAAACACGAAGTGAAAATCAAACTTCACCCAAAAGGTGCGTTTGTTAAACACTATCGTTCTATTAGTTCTAATAGTTCTATTAGTTCTATATAAAAGCCACCTTTTTTGTTGACAAGGCATAAATACTATTGTAATATAGTATTACAAGGAGAAATAAAATGGCAAACAACTTAGACAACTTCAGCATATACCTATGGAAGAATCCAGAAGGCTATCATGTCACTACTACAATAAACTATCAACAAGCCAATGAACTTAGAGCATTCTTTTCATTTGGCAAACAAACTTACAAAAGTTGGAGAGCATTCAATCTCTACCAACCAGATGAACTTGTAAACTTTTTTGCAGAGTTCAAAGCAAAACATAAAAAAAATGTGCAGGATTATGCAAACCAATATTGGATTTCAAAACTTGCTGTAAACACTGGCACTCGTGGCAGAGCAACAGGGGCAGGTTCAATGATACTGTTTGAAAGCAACAACGAGTATGGATTTGTGTTGCAACTTAAAGAGCAAGAATTTAAAGGTATCTTTGATGACAGCAATCTCAGTGCAAAACAACGCAAAGGAGCCAAAGGCATTTGTCTTGGTGAGTTCAAATGGCGAGACGACGACAAGCCAGCATACGTGGATATATTCTAATGGATGATTTTTCGTCAGACGAAGTACAGGATTTAATTGCACAACTCAATCCTGATAGCCAACAACACACAGGAAAGGACTATGATGCAAACTGGGCCAACTTGCGCAGAGAACGCCCTAATCCTTTTGATAGTATTGTAAAAACCAAATCACCTACACTGTTGCAGCATCCTAAAAATTATAGCTTTGTTTATCGTAGATATGATGGTGCTCACTGGCATACAGAACTGCGAAATATAGACACTGAACAGCGCAAGGTTGCTCTCACCAGTGAGCAAAAACGCCTCAAAGACAACATTGACACCATATGGATGTACACCAATGCACCCAACAAACTTGTTTGGCATACACCCATTGATCAATCAACAGACCAGTACGATCCAAGATATCAACTGATTACTATAGGTGCTGCTTGGTATTGTTGTATAGACAA